GAGAAGATGCCGGCAGGCAGATGAGGGGCCACTCTTGCGACGCCCCATCGCTCAATGCCGCCGGCGACGCCGGCGGTGTTCCATCATGGTGCCGATGATGCTGCCGGGATTCGCCGCATTGACCACCACGGTCGGGTAGTCCGCATTGAGCGGCACCAGTTCGAAGATCTCGTGCCCTTCCGCATCGCGGCCGCGGCTGCGGTACTTCTTGAAGGTGGCGCTGCCGTCGCTTTCGATGCGCGCCACCACGAAGTCGCCCGGCAGGGGCTTTACCGCCGGGTCGATGATGACGATGTCGCCGGGGTGGAATTCCTCCAGCATCGACTCGCCGGTGATTTCCAGCGCAAAGGCCAGCCGGCCCAGGTCCTGCGCCAGCTCCGCGTCCACGCTCACGCTCTGCTCGGCGTAGCCGCGCGGATAGGGATCGGCTGCCTCGCGGCCGTGGCCGGCCTGCACCATCGAGATCACCGGCAGCTGGCGCACGTCCGGCTGGGCGGCGCGCAGGCCGCTGGGCACCTCGCCGCGGCTGTCGTCTTCCTTGCCGGTGCGCAGGTAGCGCACCGAGACACCCATGATGCCGGCGGCCATCTCAAGCGCCGCGACGCGGATGTTGTCTGCTTCGATCACACCCGCCTCCCACTGGCTGATGGCCGACCCGGAATACCCGATGCGGCGGCCCAGCGCGCGCTGGGAGATGCCCGCGTGCTCGCGGGCGGCTTTGAAGCGTTCGGCGAAGTTACTCATGCGTTAAGTCTACTTGGCGTTCTGCTAAGTGTAATTGACAAAATGTGCCAAGTAAACTTATCATTGTCCTACGGGAATCGTCCGCTCCGGACGCCTCGCCCGACGCTCCATCCATCGCCGAACAGGGAGGAATTCGATGAACGTACGCAAGCTCCTGGCCCGCCTCAATCCTTCGATCGCACGCTTCGAAGTGCACCACGGCGGCCAGTCCGAACTCACTCCCCAGGACATCGCCGGCGCCTTGGGCATGATCGAGGACCGCCTCGCCCGCGAAGTGCTGTGCACCGTGTGGTGGCCCGATGGCGCCCAGCTGCAGCGCGCCGAGCTGGACCGCATCGTGCGCGAGGCGCAGCTGCGCGAATGGATGCGCCTGCGCCGCGAGCTGGAAGCCGCGAAGCTCGCGCTGCACGTGGCCGAGGACGATATCGACGGCACCCACGGCACCCGCAACGCTCAGCGCGCCGCCTTGCAGCGCGCCACCGAAACCCTGGACGAAGTGAAGGCGCGCCAGTGGCCCGCGGTCGGTCCGATCTACCGCGCCGTGCGCAACGCGGTGCTGACCGAACTGGCCACGCCGCAACTGTGCACGCATTGCGAGGGACGCGGCGAAGTGTTCGCGCAGGACCGGCTGGTGGCCTGCCCGCAGTGCGAAGGGCACGGCCGCACGCCGGTGAGCGACCGCAAGCGCGCGGCGATGATCGAGCGCGACGAAGCGGGTTATCGTCGCGTGTGGCGTCCGGTGTACGAGTGGACGCTGGCTTTGTGCGCAGGCGCGGAAACACGCGGCGCTCGTGCGCTGGAACATGCACTGGCACCTGCATGATCGCGTGCAGATGCGGAATCGACGCTTCCGCACTTCCCAAGGAAAATGCATAGCGTGGGATGTTTCGGCGAACGACGCATCGCATCGGATCTTTGCATCAAGGCCGCTCACCGAGCGGCCTTTTTCTTTTCATGGTTCGCCGCTGCGGAATCGACGCTTCCGCACTTTCCGACGAAAATACGCAGCATGGGCCATCGAGCGAACGGCGCACACGCCGCGCCCCTCACGCGTAGACACGCAACGCCCTCCCCTCCCCAGGCCGCCATGCGCGGCCTTTTGCTTTTATGGAGATCACTCATGACCGAACCCGCCATGGCGATGGCGGCGGCCGCCAGCCTGGGCCTCGCCGCAGCGCTGCCTGGCGTGGACGGCAACGCGCTGATCGGCGCGTTCGCCGGCGCCACGCTGTTTGTCGTCTCGTCTAAGGAGCTGCCGATCTGGCGGCGCCTTGCCTATCTCGGCGTGTCGATCGCGCTGGGTTACCTGGCCGCGCCGGAGGTGATGCGCTGGCTGCCGTTGCAGGCGTCGGGTGTCGCTGCGTTTCTCGGTGCGGCGCTCGGCGTCACCGTCACGCTGGGCCTGCTCGAGCGCGGCCGCACCTTCGACCTCGACGCCTGGCTGCGCAGCCGGGGAGGCCCGCATGCGTGACCCCGTCGAACTGCTCACCCTGTTCGCCTGCAGCTCGATCTGCCTGCGGCTGATCACCTACCGGCGCGCGCCGGATGCACGCTACCGCCCCTGGGTCTCGGCCTGCGCCTGGCTGCTGATCGTGTGCAGCGGCGGCCAGGCCATCCATATCGCGCTGGGCCACGCGGCGCCGGGCGAGACCACGCCGTGGCAGCTCGGCATCCTGCTGGTGCTGGCCGCGCTGCTGCACGTGGCGCGCGGCAATCTGGCGCGCGTGCTGAGGCTGGACGCATGAACGCCATGGGCATGCACACCAGCGCGCTCGGCGTGGCGCTGATCAAGCAGTTCGAAGGCTTGCGCACCTGCGCTTATCTCGATGCCGCGGGCATCTGGACCATCGGCTACGGCCACACCGGCGATGACGTGCGCTCCGGTTTTCGCATCGATGCCGCGCAGGCGGATGCGCTGCTGCGCAAGGACCTGGGCACGGCGGAAGAAGCCGTGCGCGCCTGGGTCACGCAGCCGCTCGCCCAGCCTTCGTTCGATGCGCTGGTGAGCTTCGTGTTCAACGTCGGCGCCACCGCGTTCGCCGGTTCCACCCTGCTGCGCAAGCTCAACGAGGGCGACATGGAAGGCGCCGCCGCCGAGTTCGAACGCTGGCGCTACGCCGGCGGCCGCGTGCTGCCGGGGCTGCTGCGCCGGCGCATCGCCGAGCGCACGCTGTTCCTGTCGCCGCATCCGGCCGGCGTCGCGCTGCGGAAGTGACGCTTCCGCGCTTTCACCCCTAATCTGGCTACAACGCGACATCGCATCCAACGCAGCGCCACGCATCCGAACCCGCCCATCAAGGCGGGTTTTTCTTTTTCCGCCACGGGAACCCGCCATGAGTTTCACCAACATCAATGCCGCGCTCGTCGCCGGCTACCAGGCCGCCGCGCTCAACCTGCCCACCGCCTACGAAGGCACCGACTTCGCGCCGACCACCGGCCAGCCCTGGGCCGCCTTATCCGTGCTGCCGCTGCCGGTTGTCGGCGGCAGCCTGGGCGCGGCCGGCAACGACCGCCACACCGGCACCTTCCAGATCGACCTCAACGACGCGCCGGGCGGCGGCATCGCCCGCCTGCTGTCGCTGGCCGACACCCTGCGCGGCTATTTCAAGGCCGGCCGCCAGCTCGACGGCAACGGCCTGCCGGTGCTGGTCAACAGCACCAGCCGCAGCGTGGTCACCAGCAAGGACGGCTGGCTGCGCATGTCGGTGATCGTCGCCTGGTCCGCCTGGACCGACCACGGCTGAGCCGTGACCTCTCCGCTTGTTCGACCCGGGCCTTCTCAGCCCAACCCGTGCGGCCGCCTGCCGCGCGTTTCTTTCCATCAAGGAGCATCCGCATGACCATCGCCACCGGCAGCCGCCACAGCCTCGCCTACATCGCCGAGGCCACCTACGGCGCCACGCCCGCCACGCCGGCGTTCCGCCAGCTGCGCCACAAGAGCACCACGCTCGCCCTCACCAAGAACACCTTGCAGTCCGAAGAACTGCGCGGCGACCGCCAGATCGCCGACCTCCGCCACGGCACCGTCCAGGTGGGCGGCGACATGCAGGGCGAGCTGAGCTACGGCGCCTACGACGACCTGTTCGCCGCCGCGCTCGGCGGCAGCTGGAACGCCAACGTGCTCAACGCCGGCACCGCGCGCACCAGCTTCACCCTCGAGCGCCACTTCGCCGACATCGGCCAGTACCTGCGCTACACCGGCTGCGAGATCAACGGCCTGCATTTCGACGTGCAGCCGGGCGCGATCGCCAACGTCACCTTCGACGTGATCGGCCAGGGCGAAGCCGTGGACGCCAGCGCCGTGGCCGGCGCCACCTACGTCAACGCCGCGGCCAACCGCCCGATGGATGCGCTCAGCGGCGCGATCAAGGAAGGCGGCACGGTGCTGGGCGTGGTGACGGAGCTGAAGCTGGACCTGGCCAACGGCATCGAGCCGCGCTTCGTGATCGGCAGCGCCAAGACCCTGCAGCCGAGCATCGGCCGCAGCAACCTCACCGGCACGCTCACCGCGTATTTCCTGGACGGTTCGCTGCTGTCGAAGTTCATCGGCGAGACCGAGAGCTCGCTGGAGCTGACCCTGTCCGACGGCACCAACAGCTATGTGCTGTACCTGCCGCGCATCAAGTACACCGGCGGCCAGGCCGACGTGGCCAACGATGGCCCGGTGACCCTGTCGCTGCCGATCCAGGCCCTGTACGACAGCGCGACCGGCACCCAGCTGCGCATCACCCGGAGCGGCGCATGAGCGGCATGGACGACTTCAGCATCCGCCAGCGCGCCAACGACGGCCGCCGGATCGCGCTGAGCCTGCCCGACGGTTCACCCACCGACCACTGGCTGCAGATCCGCAGCCGCTGGTCGGATGCGTTCCGCCAGGCGCGCGACGAAGCGATGCAGCAGGTGGCTCGCGTGGCGCAGGCCGGCGAGGCGGAGCTGGAAGCGGCGCTGGAGCAGAGCACGCTGGCGGTGCGTGCCGCGCTGGTCTCGGCGTGGAGCTTCGACGAGCCCTGCGTGGCGGCGAACGTGCAGGCCTTCCTGCGCGAAGCGCCGCAGATCGCCGAGCTGGTGGACCGCGCCGGCGCCGACGATCCGGCTTTTTTCGGCAACGCCTTCGCCAGCTCGCCGACTGGCTGAAGGCGCAGCAGCAGCTGGCCCGCCCCACCGGCGCGGGCGGCCAGCCGCTGCAGCGGCATCTCGAAGCGGTGCAACGCCAGCTCGGCCGCATGCCGGCGGAGCTGGCCGACCGCCCGGCATGCCCGGCGGAACTGGCCTATCTGGCCGAGTGGCTGGCGCAGTTGCCCACGCCGCTCACCCATACGGAACTCCATCATTGGACGCAGCTCACCGCCCGGCGACTCGATCGCTGGGAGGTGGAAGCACTGGTGATGCTCGACAGGATACGCAGCGATGGCTGATATCGACAGCAACAGCCTCAATAATTTCGTAACCGCCTTGAACAAGGCAAGCAAGTCGCTGGGCGACATGCAGAAGGCGATGGATGCGGCGACGAAGTCGACGCAGAGCGCCGGCAAGGCGGCGGATGGAGCCGCCAAGACCACGCAGGATGCGGCCAAGACCAGCACCAAGGCAGTCGCCCCCACCGCCAAGGTGATCGAAGACGCAACCAAGAAGATCAAGGACGACTTCTCCAAGGACGTACTCGCCGCATTGAATGCCGACGGCAAGGACGCGACCAAGGCACGCGTGAAGACGCGTGACGACCTATACAACAACCTCAAGCGCGGCCTCGCCGACACCACGACCAACGAGCTGGTCAAAGCCGCGGGCGCCGCCAATACGGATCGCCTATGGCCGAACGCCTATCTCGGCGCCTTTGTAGGCGGCTTCGTCAAGGAACCAACTGCCGCCGCGGCAGCAGTGGGCGCCGCCGGTAACGCAACCGCCGGCGCCGGAGCAAAAGCCGACGCGTCGGCCGGCACCGCTACGGCGACCAAGCAGGCAGATGCCGCCAAGAGCACGGACTTCCTTGTCGACCTGGCATCCCAAGCCGGCGAGAAGATCCGCGGCTCGCTCGGCGACATGCTGTTCAACGTGCTCGACGGCAACTTCAAGAAGGTCGGCAAGAGCTTCCGCGACATGCTGCGGCAGATGCTGGCCGACGCAGCAGCGTCCCAGATATCCAAACTCGCGGGAGCTGCGCTGGGCTGGGTGGGTAACGCGATCGGCGGTATGTTCGGCGGCGGCAGCTCGATGCTTCCGCAGTACAGCACCATGTTCGGCGGCAGCACCGGCGGCTACTCGGCGTCGATCTTCGGCGACTTTCCAGTAGCCGCGAACGGCATGGCCCTGCAAAGCGGCACGCAGCTGCGCGCCTTCGCCCGCGGCGGCATCGTCAACAGCCCCACGCTGTTCCCCATGGCCACCGGCACCGGCCTGATGGGCGAAGCCGGCCCGGAAGCGATCATGCCGCTTACCCGCGGCGCCGATGGCCGCCTCGGCGTGCGCAGCAGCCGCGATGGCGGCAGCGGCGTCAATAACAACATCAGCATCACCGTCAACGTCGGCGCCAACGGCAACGCGCAGAGCGATACGCAGGCGCAGAGCGACGACGCCGGCCGCCAGCTCGCATCGATGGTGGAAGGCAAGGTCAAGGAAGTCATGGCGCGCGAGCAGCGCCAGGGCGGCATTTTGTGGAGGA